GGCTTCGGCATCGAGAGCGGTCTGCAGGCGAGCAGCCGCCGTGGCTTCGGCATCGAGGGCGGTCTGCAGGCGATCAGCGGCCGTGGCTTCGGCATCGAGACCGGTCTGCAGGCGAGCAGCCGCCGCTACTTCAGCTGCAGCCTCTGCGGCGATCTTCGCGGCAACGGCCGGCGCCACGGCCGACACTGCGGCATCGATGATGATCTGCCCGTCCGTCTTGCCTTCGAAAGGCGGCAGGCCGGCGATCTCATGCAGGTTCGCATCGGCGACGTTGGGTACGGTCGCCACCAGGCGCAAGGTTTTCCCGTTTGGCGCGACGATGCGAAAATCATAGCTCGATGCTGTTGCGCCGAGCTCGTTTGGCCACAGCGCGAGAGTGCATGTGCCGCTTGCATCGGTTGTCGCCGTTTCGAGGTCGGGGACCACGTAGCCCTCGAAGACTTCGAAGCGGTTGAGGCGCGCAGTGACGGCCGCGCCGGCGATCGGGCTGCCGTCGTTGTCATGGACGGCGCAGTGGACGCGGCAGGTCGGAAGCATCAGATCAACTCAATGGTGGAGCGGGCCAGGCCCAGGATGTCGGTGATCGCCCAGCGCGCATCGCGGCGCAGGTCGTCGATGGGAGACTCAAGCTTGTCGGCGTACTGGTGGCCGTCGTTGGTTGCGTCGAAGCTCCGGTAGCGCTCGATCAGCGTCGCGGCTGCGTAGCACTCCACCGCGCGGTAATACCGATGCACCAGGATGCTTTTCCCCGCGATCGTGCCGGCCTGCACGTCTTCTAGCATCCATGAGCCGGCGGTGAGCTGGGCTTGCTTCCATGCCGCCAGCTGGCTGTTCACTGCCGCGGCGGCCTCGGTGAGCGCGGCGGTCAGGCGGTCTGCGGTCACGGTGCCATCGAGCCGCATGCGGGCAAGCGACTCGGCGGAATCGATGTCGGGGAAAAAGCCGTCGTTTTCGATGACGGCAGCGGCGGGTGCAGCGGGTGGGACGGAGACTGCGACGAAGCTCATGATTTCCTCGATGTCGAGGTGGCGGTGGGGGCGTGGGTTGCAGGGGAGGAGTCGGCCCCATTGGCCCACGCCCGCCGCCAGGCTGCGGGGTACGCTCTGTTAGCCAGCGGCAGGCTCGTCGCTGGCAGGTTCGGTGGGGTTCTCAGGAGCGCCTTGCGGTTCGCGGCCGGCGGACTTGATCTCGCGTTCCAGGCGCTCGATGTCCTTCCTGACGCCGACCTTGCTGTGCAGCTGCAGTGCGCGGGTGAGCTCGTACAGGGCTGCGCCGGGCTCGGAGTCGCGCAGCGCGTAGCCGATGGCCTTGTGCAGCTTGGCGCGCACTTCGTCGGGCATGTCTTGCTCGGCGGTCATGGCCTGGATGCGGTGCAGCGAGGCCACATCGGTGGATTCGCCGGCCGCGAGTTGGCGCAATGCCAGCTCGGCCGCTTCCTCGGCCACCACGCAGGCAAGGGTGCGTTCGTAGCGGTCAGGGGTCACCAGTCCATGCTTGATGCAGTAAGCGGCCAGCCGCGCAGCCTCATCGAGCAGGGCGCAGTCGATTTGCCAGACCAGCAGGGTGACCAGGACGTCGTCCTGCCCACCACGGTCGGCAGCGAGCGCCCCTTTGATGTAGGCTGCGTATTCGGGCAGCAGCTTGCGCTTCAGGTCGATCTTGCGTTCCACCGACTGGATCTGCTTCAGCTGGCGACGATGCTCGGCCAGCTGCGCGAGCATGAGCTCGTAGCCGTTGGCCAGCGCGCGGTCGATGCGCTCATCGGCCTGGGCGAGGCCTACCGATGCAGCGACCGCGGCCATGAAGTGCGCGCGCGCGGGAGAAATGAGCGGCATGGGGGACTCCTTGAGTGCAGCGGGCCCGCTTAAGGGCCCGCTTCTTGCTTAGACCAAGGTGATGTTTTGCACCACGCAGCCGCGGCCGTAGTCCTCGACGACGAAAGCGTCGTTGCTGGACTCGTAGTTCTCGATGCGATCACGCTTCGCGTTATCGACGATGGTCCGGCGGCGTGCGCCTTCCTGGAAGTAGATCGACAGGTTGTCCAGGGTGGTGATGACCAGCGTGTTGGCCGGGACGAAGGGTACGCGCACTGCCTGCAGGCCGCCGACCCGCTTCTGGCTGATGATCAGATCAGCGGCGATCTTCTCCGACGGGTCCTGGGTCGTGTTGATCAGCGGGAAGTACTTGTCCGCGAGCAGGTCGCGCGACAGGATCGCAACCAGCGCGGTGTCTTCCTGGTACCAGGGATCGATCAGGTTGTTGACCGCGTCGAACACGAGCGCATCGAGGTTCTTGTAGTCCCCGGTGGCGCCGACCTTGACCGATCCCGCGGTGGCGCCGCCGGTCATCACGCGCGCGGGCGCATCGGTGAGCCACTTCTTGATCCAGCCGATATTGACGTCCTGCAGCAGGGCGTTGGCGACCGGGTCGGTGGTGGCGGCGGCGGAGCTACCGTTGAAGCCGATCATGATTCGATCGAGCGCCATGCGCCGCACGATGACGTCGCGGATCAGGGCCTGGAAGTTGGGGAACTTGGCCCAGGCGTCGAGCTTGGCGTAGGTCAGGTGGGTGTCGTAGTTCGTCTGCTTGCAGACGTAACCGTTCTGGTCCAGCGAGGTCGGGTCCGAGGTCGGGCGATCGCCAGATGCGGTGTCGGTGCGGCGGGCGATCGGCCCCCCGACACCGAGCCCGAGCTTCTCGCCTTGCTGTTCGGCGACCCCGATGACGTTGATGCGCGCCAGGAAGTCGGAGGACTCCTGCATACGGGTTTCGAGACGCTGCTGCACCGATGGGGATGCGGCAAACTTGGTGGTGACGTCGCCCACGCCGTTGAGCTGGGCGATGGTCTGCAGGTAGGCGTTGAAGGCCTGGCGGGTTTCGTTGCGCATTGGGGGAGGCTCCGGGCGGTTCTGGTGGGGGCGGTAGCAGCGGGGATCAGCAGTCGGTCACGACTTTGCCGTCGCCACCGGCGGCAGGCGGCCGTTGATTGCTGTTGGCGGGTTGGGCGTCGAGTTGGGCGCGGAAGGCGTCGAAGGCCGCGGAAACTTCCTGCAGGCCGGAGGACAGGGCGGTGATCTGATCTTTCAGGGCCTTGAGAGCAGCGGCATCCTCGGTGCGGGCGGCAGCGAAAACGCTGGCCTGCTTGGCCTGGGCTTCGGCCAGCAGCGCGAAGCTGCCGGCGATGTCTTCAGCACTGAACTGGGGCGCGGCCGGAGCAGGGGCGGGTGCTTCGGCGGGCTTGCTGCCGATCAGCTCCTTGATGCGGGACAGCAGGGTCTTGTCTTCGGTCGGCGCGGGGGTGGCAGCCGGGGCGGGGTGGTTGCTGACAGTGGGCATGGCGTCCTCGAATTCGATGGTGGTCGGGGTGGCAGCGGTGAAGATGTTGTCCGGGGACACTTTTCGAGCCTTGAGCGGAGAGGTGTCAGGGTGCGCTGCCGAGAAGGCGAGCAGTTCGGTCCCAAGGCTGGCCGGGGTGTCGGTGACGGCCAGCCCGACAAGGTATGCATGGCCGCGACGGGCGAAGTTGGGATCGACCTCCATCGAGGTGTAGATTTTCTGGCGGGCCTTGTTCATGGCTACCAGGTCGTCAGTGGGGTCAATCTGAGCGAACAGCGCAAGCTTGCCGTCCTCGACTTCACGCGCTTCGAGCGCAAGGACGTCGCCATAAGCCCGGAAAGTACTGTCGGGGTACAAACCGCGGAAGTGCTCAAGCCAGACTCGGGCACCGTACAAGGTACGGTCGAAGTTGTCGGCCATCTGCTGGATCCAGCTGCGCTCGACCTTGCGGCCATCGGTCGTGTCGCCTTCAGTGCCGACTCGGAAAAACTTGCTCTTTGCCATGTGGGGCTTGGCCTCGGGAGTGAGTTGCGGCCATGATCGACGCGCGCGGCGGGCGCTTGTTGCTGCCGTGTTTTGCATGGGCGGCCGTAGAACAAGGCCGGCAACGTTTGCGCGCGCGCGGCGGGCAGTGTGGCGCCATGACTTCAAGCCCCGTCGTTTCGCCCGCGCTCTCGCCGCTGGCAACGCCTCCTTTCTCTGCTGCCGACATCGACCCGCGCCGACGCGCGCAGGCGCTGTACTGGCAGGGCTGGTCCTTGAAGGCGATCGCGGAGCACCTCGGCCTGCCCTATCACTCGGTGCGCAACTGGAAAGCCAGGATGAAGTGGGACGCGGCCGACACCATGGCGCGGATGGAGAGCGCACTGGAGTTGCGCTGGGCAGTGCTTGTGGCGAAAGAGGAAAAGGAAGGGCGGGACTTCAAGGAACTGGACTTGCTGGGCCGACAGATCGAACGCATGGCGCGCGTGCGGCGCTACGAGGCCGGCGGCAACGAGGCAGACCTGAACCCGGCCGTGGCGAACCGCAACGCGGGGCCGAAACGCAAGCCGACGCGCAACTTCTTCAGCGATGAGCAAGTTGCGGATCTGAAGAGGCGCTTCGACGATTCGATGTTTGGCTACCAGCGCACCTGGTACGACGCCGGCCTGGCGGAGCGGATCCGCAACATCCTGAAGTCGCGCCAGATCGGCGCGACGTTCTACTTCGCCCGCGAAGCCTTGGTGGATGCGCTGCAGACTGGGCGCAATCAGATCTTCCTCAGCGCGTCGAAGAGCCAGGCTTTCCAGTTCAGGTCCTACATCATGGACTTCGCGGGCGAAGTAGACGTCGATCTGCGCGGGGAGAACATCAAGCTGCACAACGATGCCGAGCTGATCTTCCTCGGCACCAACAGCCGCACCGCACAGAGCTACCACGGCAACCTGTACGTCGACGAGGTGTTCTGGATTCCGCGCTACCAGGAACTGCGCAAAGTAGCCTCGGGCATGGCGAGCCAGAAGCGCTGGCGACAGACCTACTTCAGCACGCCGTCGGCGATGTCGCACGAAGCCTACCCGTTCTGGACCGGTGCGCTTTTCAACCGCGGCCGGGCAAAGGCCGATCGCGTTCAAATCGACGTGTCGCACCAAGCGCTGGCCGGTGGCGTGCGGTGCGCCGACGGCCAGTGGCGCCAGATCGTGACCATCGAGGATGCGCAGGCCAGCGGCTGCGATCTGTTCGACATCGAGCAGCTCAGGCGGGAGTACTCGCCCGACGAGTTCGAGCAGCTCTTCATGTGCCAGTTCATGGACGACGGCAACAGCGTCTTCCCGCTGTCAATGCTGCAGCGCTGCGGGGTTGATAGCTGGGAACTGTGGACGGACTGGAAGCCCTTCATGCCGCGGCCGTTCGGGTCGCGTCCGGTGTGGCTCGGGTATGACCCCAGCCTGTCCGGCGACAGCGCAGCCCTGGTAGTGCTGGCCCCACCTACGGTACCGGACGGGAAGTTCCGCATCCTGGAGCGCCATCAGTTCAAGGGCGCGGATTTCGCCGCGCAGGCCGACTTCATCAGCAAGACCTGCGCACGCTTCAACGTGACCTTCATCGGCATCGATACAAGCGGACTTGGGGTGGGCGTGTTCCAGCTGGTCAAGCAGTTCCGCCCCGATGCGGTGGCCTACACCTACAACATCGAGCTGAAGACCCGCATGGTGTTGAAGGCCCTGGACGTGATCAGCAAGGGCCGACTGGAGTGGGATGCGGGCTACACCGACATTCCGGCCAGCTTCATGGCGATCCGCAAGGCGATGACCCCAAGCGGTCGCCAGGCCACCTACCAGGCCAGCCGCAGCGAGGACGCCAGCCACGCCGACCTCGCGTGGGCGGCCATGCACGCGCTGCTGAACGAGCCCCTCGAGGGCGTAACGGCTGCAAACAGCGGCTTCATGGAGATATCCTGATGGACCAGACAAACCAGGTCGAAAACAGCGCGCCCCCGGCAGGCGCGCAGGCCTTTAGCTTCGGGGATGCGGTT